TTTGCACATGGACAGACAGGCGTACAAGGCGTAGGTAGAACTGCTAGTGGTATATCTATGTTAATGAATGCAGCAGCAGGTGGCACAAAGACTGTTATTAAGAACGTAGATGATTATCTATTACGTCCTTTAGGAGAAGGGCTGTTTAGATTTAATATGCAGTTTGATTATGACCCACAAATAAAAGGTGACTTAGAAGTAAGAGCAAGAGGTACAGAAAGTTTAATGGCTAACGAAGTACGTAGTCAGAGACTAATGCAGTTCTTACAGGTAGCAAGCAATCCAGCACTTGCACCGTTTGCTAAGTTCCAATACATTATCCGTGAGATTGCAAAATCTATGGAACTAGACCCCGACAAAGTTACCAACAATATGGATGAAGCAGCTATTCAGGCAGAATTGATGAAAGGCTTCCAACAAGAACAGCCACAAGAACAAGGCGCACCAGCAGGGGCTAACCCATTAGACCCAACAGGTGCAGGTGGTGGTAACATAGGAACAGGACAAGTACCAGTTCCGGGTGAACAAGGATTTAGCGCAAATGGACAGACAGCAGGTACTCAGCAAACTCAAGCCCCTAGTGAACAACAACCGCCAGTGGGAAGCGTTCAGTGATTATATAAATTTAATAATAGAACAACACCAGAAAGTACTAGAACAAACAGATGATTCAATACTAGTACATAGACAACAAGGCGCAATAGCAGTACTCCGAAAACTTAAATATCTACGGGATGAAGTAAATGGCACTAAAGGAACAAATGGAACTATTTGATGATGGTGGTCTTAAAGACGAAGGTAATACAATAGACCCTGTGTCTGGCAATGATGTTCCACCCGGCTCTACACAAGAAGAAGTACGTGATGATATACCTGCACAATTAAGTGAAGGTGAGTTTGTATTTCCTGCTGACGTAGTACGTTACATTGGTCTTGAAAAACTTATGCAGATGAGACAACAAGCTAAGATGGGTCTGCAGACTATGGAAGACATGGGGCAAATGGGTAATAGTGAAGAAGCTGTTATGCCAGATAATTTACCTTTTGAATTAACAGACCTTGACATGGACGATGAAGAAGAGTATAATACTGACACAGTAGAAATGGCAACAGGTGGATTAACAGGACCTGCTACTGGTATTGCAGGATTTGTTCCTTCACAAGTACAACCTATTCCTTCTGTTCAACAACCACAAGCACCTGTAACACCAACAGTACAACAGCCTACACAAACAGCAACACCTATTGCACCAACTTATACACCAGCACAACAACAAGCAGTACCTACATTTACACCTGAACAGATGAAGGACGTTACATATCCCGGTGTAGTACAAACACCAGAATCTGCACCAAGAACTGTAGACATTATTAATCCAACAACAGGTGAGCGTAGAACAATAACATATATTCCCGGTGTAACAACATTGCCAGAAGGTTTTGTTTTAGCTAGTGAGTATACTGCACCAGAAACATCTACTGTAACACCTACCATTGGTCAGGCACAGGTGCGTAAAGAAGATGATGATGACCCCAGTAAACCTGACCCATTAAAGCAACAAAGAATAACTGACAGAATAAACGTAGCTAAAGGTTTATTTGGTGATACTTTTTCTTTTATGAATCCTTTAACTGAACTTGCAGGTGCTATTGTACCTTATGGATTAGGTTCTAAACTTTATAAACCGGGTCAGACAACTTCTGCAGGATATGTAGTAGGACAAGATGGTAATTTGTATGACCCATTAAATCAGCAAAAAGTAGATAGCGGTATTATATCTAGTGTAATAAATAAATTAAAACCTGAAGAATTAGACCCATATTATGTAGACGCTTTTAAAAAACAATTACCTGAAGATGTTGTAAAAGAATTAGAAGACCCAAAGAATTTAGGTAAGGCATTACGTAATGCTAAAACTCAAAAAGAAAAAGTAGCATTAGCTAGGATTGGTAGTGATGCTGCCGTATCATTTGAAGATATAAAAGCACCGCCTAAAAAAGAAACACCTGAACAAAAAGAAAAAAGAGAAAAGAAAGATAAAGATACTATAACACAGCGTGTTCAAAAAGCCCGTGAAAAAGCGATTAAAAAAGAAGCTGAAAGAACAGGCAAAAAAGAAAAAGATGTAAAAGCAGAAGAAGAAGCAGATACTCTAGCATTCAACACAGGCGGTTTAGCATCAAAGCCTAAACCAAAGCCTAAACAAATGAGGTCAGGTGGATTAGCCTCTAAAAATTAATCCACATTAACTGGCTACCTAACTCCCCACCCGACAGTGGCTACGGTTAGCCCCAGCATAGGAGACAGTATATGTCTGACACAATCATGGCTGAAGAAATGCAGTCACAAAAGAAAACAGCATTTGTATCTAAGCCTTATTCACAAGAGGAACGCATTAAGCGTGACGAAGAAGAACTAGAACAGATGATGAAAGAGCAGAAGGGTGAAGCAGAAACTGCTGAACCTGAAGAAGCAGAACCTACTAACGCAGAAGAAAAGACTTTTAAGAAAAGATACTCTGACTTACGTAGGCATCAGCAAAAACAAGCTGAAGAATTTAAAGCAGAACTGGAAAATTTAAAACGACAGTTATCTGAAGCTACTAAAAAAGAAATGAAACTGCCCAAGTCCGATGAGGATATAGAAAAATGGGCAGCCGAATATCCTGATGTAGCACAAATAGTAGAAACAATTGCTATGAAGAAAGCTAGAGAACAGTCTAGTGATTTAGAAGAAAGACTAAAAGCAATTGATGAGATGCAACTTTCGGCTACGAAGGAGAAAGCAGAAGCCGAATTGATGAGAATACATCCTGACTTTGGGGATATCAGAGATAGTGATGACTTTCACGAGTGGGCAGAAGAACAACCTAAATGGGTGCAGGAGGCACTATACGAGAATGACAACGATGCAAAATCTGCCGCACGAGCAATTGACTTATATAAATCAGATAGAAATATTAGCAAGGCAAAACCAAGTAAAAATGGCAAGGGTGCTGCTGAAGCTATTAATACGAAAAATACACGGTCTAAGCCACAAGAGAATGAGGCTTCTACCTATCTAAGAGAATCTCAAGTTCAAAAGATGTCACCTCAAGAATATGAGAAGATGTCTGACGAAATCATGGAAGCTATCCGTAGTGGAAAGTTTATCTATGATGTATCTGGTTCAGCCAGATAAAAAGGTGTTGACAAATAGTTTTACATGAGTATAACTATAGACACTTATAGTGCATATGGAATAGCTATCTGTATGCACTAAATCAGCAAACGAACAACGTCTTCGGATTACCTGATGAATTTGGCCTGTTGAAAGTTTAGGCGGCCACCTTAACTGAATACACACCCATTGAAATCAGCCTCTAATAAGTCTTGTGAGTTTGTATCTGTAACAATGCTAATAACTTTAGGAGAACATATCATGGCATTTACATCCGCAGCCGGGTATGGTAATCTTCCTAACGGTAATTTTAGCCCAGTTATTTACAGCAAACAGGTACAACTTGCTTTCCGCAAGTCTGCCGTTGCTGAAGCAATTTCAAATTCCGATTACTTCGGTGAGATTGCTAACATGGGTGATTCCGTTAAGATTATCAAAGAACCCGAAATCTCAGTTCAGGCTTATGCACGTGGCACACAAATCACTGCACAAGACCTAGACGATGAAGACTTCAGCCTTACAATTGACAAAGCTAACTACTTTGCATTTAAGGTTGATGACATTGAAGAAGCACATTCACATGTGAACTTCCAATCATTAGCATCTGACCGTGCAGCATACCGTTTGGCTGACCAGTTTGACCAAGACGTTCTTGGCTACTTGTCTGGTTACACACAGTCTGCTTTACACACAAATGCTGATACAGCTAACACAACTGTTAATGGTACAAAGGCAGTAGCAACCGCTGGTTCTGACGAACTACTAGCTTCAATGAAAATTGATGCAAGTGACTTCGGTGGTTCTGCTTCTAACTCCATTGCTCTTGAGCCTCGCACAGCAGCTACTACAGATGCTACTCCGGGTTCAGGTGCAACATTTCCACTAACAGTACTTGCTCGTATGGCACGTAAGCTAGACCAGCAAAATGTGGACTCACAAGGACGTTGGGTAGTTATTGACCCTGTATTCAAAGAATTGCTAATGGACGAAGATTCTCGTCTATTGAACGCAGACTTTGGTGGTTCAGGACTACAAAACGGTCTTATCCTAAACAATCTACATGGTTTCCGTGTGTATGTTTCTAACAACTTACCATCACTTGGTACAGGTGCAGGAACAACAGGTGGAACTAACAGCACTAACTTTGGTGTGATTGTTGCTGGACATGATTCTGCTGTTGCTACTGCAGAGCAAATCAATAAGACTGAGACTTACCGTGACCCTGACAGCTTTGCTGACATTGTTCGTGGTATGCACTTGTATGGTCGCAAGATACTTCGTCCTGAAGGTCTTGTAAACGCAATCTACAACTTGGCATAGGGGAGATTTAACAATGGCTTTAACTAAAGCACTTCGCAATAGCGCAATCGTTATTGAAAAATATGTTGACCTTCCTGCTTCTGCTGACACAACTGTTGGTGTATCTGTACCTGCTGGTACTTTGATTATTGCCGCAGGATTTGAACCATCAGAAGCTGTTCCAGATGTAACTACATACACAATGGACATTACAGACGGTACTACTGTTTTTGCAAATGACCTAGACTTTGACAATACCGCTGCTGGTACAATCAAGATAGGAACAACTGCAGGTTTAGTATCCGCTGCCGATACCATTGATGTTGTAACTACAATTACTGGTTCACCGGGTATCATATCTGGTCGTGTCTTTGTAGTTGCTGTTGACGTGAATGAATCACGTTTACAAGCGGCTGAAGTAGACCGTGACACACTTGCTTAATTAACATAAGGGGGCAGGGCGACTTGCCCCTTTATTCTGATAATCTTATTATGGAGAAAATAAATGGCTATTACAACTGCAATGTGCAATAGTTTCAAGCAAGAATTATTGGGCGGTCTACATGACTTAGATACCGATTCACTTAAACTTGCATTGATTAAAGCATCCCCAAGTGGTACATACAACGCATCAACAACTAACTACTCA